TGCTGCAGACTAGCGCCCCCTTCGGCGTTGCGCGCGCCGCCTCAATAGCCGCTCTCATCTCGCGGTCTGAAACGCGCAACCTGTAGCGCCAGCCTAACTCTTCGCGCAGACTGTCGCGCCGGATGCGCCGCTCAATGCCGCGATGCTCTAACAGCACCGAAACAACTGCCATCGTCAAGCGCGGGTCAGGCCGTTGTGTTTTCATAACACCTCCTCTGTGGTTGTACCCCGCAGTGAGCGGTTGGGGAATCGAACCCCGTGGGGGCCTTCAGCACCGCGCAGCAGCCCCACCGATAAAAGAGATAAGGAGGACGAAACGCCCCCCACGCAGTTTCCGTTTACACCAGCATCCGCTCTCAGTGGACGTGGCCGGAGTCGAACCGGCGTACAGGCGGGAGGTTTTACGCCCCCGCCCGTCGATACCCGTCACGCCCATCATCGTTCGTTGTCTTTTGGTGGGTGCGCACCCAGTTCCCCGGTGGGCGGATTCACCAATCCACCATGCACCAACCACTCATACATCGTCACTATTGTGGCCTCTAGTATCTCCATGTATGATGTTTCGCCAACGTTACGGAGCGCGCCCAGAGATCGCCATCGCGAACCTCCACGGCAGTCCTTCACCAGCCCCAACACCCCGCCAAGCGTGGTTATCTTGTTGCGGCACAAACCATTAAATGCCCTCGTGGATAACCTCAGTCGCTTGGTGGACGTGGCTGATATTGCAGCGGAGACAGTTGCCGGAGCAACCCCTGCTTCTTCAGCGGCTCTACGCTGGTTGTTCCCCAACAACAACAGGTTAATAACATTCTGCTCGCTGGTCTTGTCGTTCAACTTCCCGGCTTTTCGCAGGGCAGTACGAATCCAGTGCCGCGCCTGACCCGCGGCGCTGCGCACCTCATCATCGGCGGTTTCCTGCAATGCTTCGAACTCTTTCTGCTCCAGCGCAATCTTAAACTTAGTGATCATGTCAACCTCCGCTCCCTTTGTTTGATCGCACTATCATCCAGAAATGCAAGACGGTCAACCCAATCACCGCCTCAAGAAATAACGCGATCTCCCAGGGTGACAGTTCGGTGATCATATCGTAGCCTCCAATCGTGTCCGCAGCTCCGCATATAACTGCGCGTCTGCGGTTGCGTCTGTTTCTAGCGTGTCTCCGGTGTCGGCATATCCGGGCGCAATTCCGCGCTCCCAGTTGGGGCCAGCCTGCACCAGCAAGTATTGATCCTGTAGCGCGGGGTGGCGGCCATAAGCGCGCCGCGCAATATGGAAGGTGCGCCTATTCTTCATCGCACACCGCCCCGCAGTCATCACACAACCCATCCGTCAGCAGGTGCAGGGCGAAGTGGTGGTCGCAATTTTCGCACCGCGCCGCCTTGCATTCTGCCTCGCCTTCGTGGGTGATGTGGTTCCAGTATTCTCGCATTCCGCGCAACTGAGCCGTATTCATTCCAGCTCCGGCTGCTTGAGCTTCGCATCTAGCAACGCCTTGTTCTTCTTGTACGCGGCCCGGATGTCCTCAACGCTATCATCGTCGTTGAGGGTCGCCAGTTCCCTCACGAGAACGCCCTTCTCCACACACTCGCGGAACAGCTCCCGAAAGTGGTCGCGCGCCTTCTCGTCCGGCTCATGGGCTGGTGGCCGCACTCGTGGTGTTGCCTTCCCCTTCGGCTTCGCTGCGCTTTTCGTGTTGCCGTCAGCGCTGGCGGCTGCGCCATCATCGTCTGCCGGCGCAACGCCCACCACACCCATCAGCGCATAACGTCGCCCGTAGGTTATAGCCGATCCCAATGATTGAGGACCCGCCTTCGCGGGCCGCACTAGTAATTCGCCCCTCATCCATTCGCCACTGGTGTGCAGCAGTGTGGTGACGATCACCGGCTCCCCGCTGGCCGTGTATGTGGTGGTCTGCGCCACCGCCAGGCCGTTCGCGGTCAACGGCTTCCGAATCGCGTCCCATACCGCCGCCAGGTCCACGTACTGATAGTTGTAGCCTTGGCTGCTCTTGGCTACGCCCTGTAACTTTCCCTGCGTCGCCACCAGCGCCTTCGCCAATGCCGCGACACTCTCTGATTGTTGCTGCATGGTATTTCCCCTTTTCGTCTATGCCTCCCCAGGGGGCGCACTCTCTCAAGTGGAGCACGCCCCCACACAAAGGAAGGTGCGGTGGTAGCCCACCGCGCTCTGCACAGAAGCCGCCCCTCGCTTCCATGCAGAACGCGAACGCCTACGACGCAACCTGCCGCCTGTTGCTGAGAAACGTCGTGTCCCCCAGCGCCTCTTCCATCTCTTCGATGGCTGGGCCGCGAATTACCGTGGAAGTGCCACCAACGAACCGCACTTCCATGTAGAGTTTTCCGTGCCGCTCGTGGTAGCTGATGCGCGTGACGTTATCCAGATTTATGAACTCGTCACCTACTTCAATGAACATTTTCTGGCTCCTTTGTGATGTCCCCGCCATTCGCATTCGCGAGTGCGAGGTACTGCTTTAGCGCCCGCCGGAGCAGGGCGGCGGTGCTGCGATCCTCCCGCCGCGCCTGTTCTTGGAGCCGTGCATATAAGTCCGGCTCCACCTGCGCGCCCACCAATCTCAACTTGTCTCGTTTCATTTTCGCCTCCGTTTTAGTGGCCTGCATATGGCCCTGTCTGGTGCTTCGGCTGACCGCTCCACGGGAACGCATACTCGAACGAGCAGATGCGCAGGCATGGCGTGCCTCCCGCGTCTCCGATGCGCTTAGTGAACGGGGCGCTAGTGAACTCGTCTATCAGTGGGGCGACCATTTCCCAGCCGTCGCCCTCTTCAACCACGTCCTGCGCCACCCGGCATACCCGCGCGCTCTTGCCGCTGGGGGTCAGGTCGACCACTTGATAAAAAACCACGTTGGTCTGATCGTATCCCCAACTGCTCGAAAATATGTCGCCCGTCTTTACTGTGGTGGTCATGTCGTCCCCTTTAGTTTTCGCGCCGCTATCCACTCTCGCGCCTCTGCGCGTGTCCAGAAAAAGAGATAGTCGTCATACTCATGGACGGTATTGCTGTCCTTGGGCGTGGTACATACTGCCCACCGCCGCCCTGCGTCCCACTCGTCCCGCTTGATCTCGTAGCTTTTGAACGGTTTCATCGTAATCTCCCTTGTGTGTGTGTTTCCTATATACGAATTATAACACAATATAACAGAATGTGCAAGTGGCATAAAAACAGAGCGCCCAGCTAGAAGCCAGGCGCTCACGAAAAGGGGGTGGCGCAAGGATGCGCCGTGGTCATTTTACCACATCAATCAGTTGCAGTAGCCTGGAACCGGATCGCTTTCTTTGTTCCATCGCAATATAAGCGTAGCCAAAACCCCCCAATGGCGGCTGTTCCCATTCCCCTCCGTTGCGACCAGCTGTTGCCGTCTAAGTTGTCTTGCACATAACAGCCGAGCTGTAAATGTAGCGCGTCGTTGTCGGTCACGATTCTGCCTTGCGTTGTGACAGTCTCCCGTGGTATGAACATTTGAAATCTCTGATTAATATGACCACGCACCTGTATGTCGGCGTTGGGATACATTACGGAAAACCTGTTGGTAGATATTGCCCCCCTTGTAACAGGCGAATTAGAGCCAGTGCCGTGGTGCCATTTCAAATTATGGCCTGAACGATTGCCGCCGTTTGCGTGTTGGTATTTTAATTGCAACCAACCACTATACGGCGCTACGGCAGGCATAAAACCTGTCGCGGCTTTGAGCATCGTTGACACCATAGTCAGGGGGTCGACCTCGTGCCGTCGCCGATATTCGTACTCGTGATTTCCCATAGCCATAAGCAAGATGTGGGACGCGTAAGGCGCTAGAAACGCTGCTGCGTCGGCGCATACGTTGCCTAAATAATCGTCATCGACGGCGTACTTGGGATTAATTTCAGATTTACTGGCGCGTGGGTCTTGTTTCCCCTGCATTAAATCGAGCAAATCCCCGAAGATGAAAATGGGCGCATTGTATTCTAGCGCCTGCTCTAGATGCTTTTTGAGCAACTTGTGGTTCGAATGCAGGGCATCGAAATGAATGTCAGACACCAACAAAAAACGCTGCTCCCAATTGGTGTTGTATTTCATTCGTAATTTATAACAGCCAGGTGAGTACCCGTTCTCCAGTTTCGCCAATTCCTTTTTCATACGTTAGCCCTGCATCATCTTGATAATACTGGCGACACTCGCAAGGGCTATGGGCATCAATAACTTCTTGATCCAACTGATCTCCGTCCGCAATTCCGCCACCGATGTTCGGAGCAGGTGGTATGACCGCGACAGCTCGGTGTAATCATCATTGAGCACTTTAATGGACGCTCGAATTGATGCGAGTGCGCGGTCTGACATTATCCACGCGCCCCCACGATTCGCGCCATGTCCTGCGTCCAGGTTTCGTCATCGAATCCGGAGCTGGCCGTGGCTATAAAACAGAACGCCGCCCTTACGCCGTCCAGCGTATCCCAGTATTTCACATATTGCGCCGCCTTCTCCTCTTTCGGCACGTCTGCGCTGGGGTTGCTGAACTCTGTTATTAATATCTCTTTTCCCTGATGCGGCACTTGCTTATAATATTGGCCGTCCGTCCACATGGCCGCCTCTGTCTGCCAATAGCAATGCACCCCGATCCAATCAGCGGCCTGCATCGCCTCGTGGCTCTCTGACATAAACCGCTGTGCTGGTGCGCGCACGTTGTCGATACCGACACCGGGCGACAAACCGGGATAGCCCCACAGCGCGTCAGGACAGTCGCCCCTCAGCGCATCGCGAACCGACAGCCACCAGCGCGAGAATTGCGCGCCGTCCTGCCACGCCAACCACATCCCCTCGGCTTGCAGGTTCGGCTCATTGTGAATTTCGAAATAACGCACGCCTTCCCGATACCACCGGCGCACGTCCTGGCCACACTGATCTACGAACTCGCTGGGGGTGGGGTGGTCGGTTGTTACTTTGCCCATCATCCGGACGCAGAAAAACATGTCGGGATTGATCTTCCGCAATACGCCGACGGTCTGGGCGCTCTCGTTACTGAGCGCCTTGTATGCCTCAATGCGGGCCGTGGAAACTAACCCCTGCGCTTCGGGCAGGATTGCATTTCCCCATGAGCCATCCGCCGAACCGTGCAGGCCTACGAGTGCCTTTATATCGCTCACAGGCGGCTCTGGTGCAACGGGAGGCGCTGGGGCTATGTCACCCATCACGTCGACGCCTGGATAGTGCTCTGCGAACCATTCTTGCATTCCGGGCGGGTGGTGGCCGTGCAGGATAACGCGGCGATCCGGTAAGTCACCGATGCCAGCATCGTCGGCGCTGAAGCCGCAAGTCTGGCGCAGCGCGAACACGGCCTCAGCCGCATCCAGCCAGGTCTGCATGTTGGCGGCGGCATCCACCAGGCGGTACGTCCTGGCGTATTCCACGCGCGGCGCTCCACGCGTCACCGGATCAGTCTCCAGAAGGGCGGCCTCGGCATTCCTGCGCCGAACCAGCGCATCAAGTTTCTTGCCGCCCGCGTGACAATATTCCCGCAGCGCCGCCGCAGCATCAGCCCAGCGGCGCTCATTGCACAAGTCAAGCACAAGGCCGATACCACCCACGCCCAGGTTGAAGGCCGCCGATAATAACGCCGTGTCTTGTGATGGTGTTGTAGCCACCGTGAGGCGGCTGGCGAGGGCTTCCGCGTAGTGACCCACAGCCAAGCGGAGCCTGTGCTCGGCTTCTGCCTCGGTGATCTGTTCACCTTCTCGGCTCCGCGTTCCATACCCGATGCTCCATTGGTGGTAGTCGTAATATGCCGCCAGGATGGGCGGCCCATTGGTTTCCCATCTCTTGATGAACGCCAGAGTGTCGCCGCTAACATTCACTCGGATTACTGGGTCACTCTAGTCTAGGGTCTTTTGGTACGCATCCCAAGCACTCGTTACCGCTGCAGTCCAGACCACACCGCAGATGTCTTGCACCTCTTGCGGCTCGGCGGATATATCGTCATCAGGGTGGATGACGTGCCGGTGGAAGGTTCGCGTCAATTCTTTACCACCCTCCTTTATAACGGTTGCGCGTCTGAGATGTACTGCCTTGTATTCGCCCACCACTTCGATTTTGTCATAATAGACTTCTTTTTTCAGTGCCATAGTTATCTCCTATGCTGCTATATAACTTCCTGTGAACTGCGCTTGCCCATCGGCTGTCCACTCCGATGCCTGCATATCGGTAGTCCCGCCCGATGCGTCCCAGACCTGCAGCCGCAAATACGACACATTCCCGTTTGTACGGCAATTGATGGCTTCGCCGGCGGTGATAGCCAGGCCGTCTCCATAGTGGCACACGCACCCCCCATAATTGTATGCTGCCGATGCTGCAAACGGCAACGTATACAACCTGATTCCTCCGCTTGCCGACCCAAGCGACGATGTCTGTACGTAGACGTGGATATAAACTTCCCGTCCCACTTTAGTGTAGTGGCCCTCAACAGTGTCGCTGGTCATGGCGTTGCCCGACGTGTCTTTCATAAGAGGCGTCCATGTGCCCTCTTCATAATCGTCCAGCAAATTGGCGGCTGTCGCGGAATTGACGCCGAGATATATGCCCGCGGATGCGCTGTCCGGTAGCAGGTCGTTGTTCGCCCCGTTCGCGGCCCATCCAGAGATACCGCCGCCGCCCGGGGAGGCCGTATACCAATTGGTGGCATCAATGGCAATGTAGCGACGAGAGCTGCCTGCGTCTATCTGGTTGGCGTCCACCGCATTGGCTGAGCCTCCGTCTATGGCGTCGTCGGTGTTGGGCCATACCTTGATGGTTTGCGCACTGTCGTCGTTTATTATCTCAATCTCTAGCCCAGCAATAGCGGTGGGCAGCTTGACTCCATCCCCGTTAGTTCCGACCACCGTGACCCTGTTCATCATCGTGGTCAGCGCAGTCGCGCCTGCTTGCGATTGGGTGCTGCCGGCAGTAATAGAATTGGTCAGCGTTAGGCCCCACTGTGCCGCCGAACCAGTGCTAGACAATACCATACCGCCACTGCCAATAGCCAGTCGCGCCGGCGTGTTCGCGCCGCTTGCTTGCAGTATGTCGCCGCCGCCAGTCATTAGGCTGGCTGGGCTGTTTGTCCACTCTGGTGCTGTTGCCCCGCTGTTCATCGTCAAGTTCTGGCGCGCAGTGCCTTTGGCCAGACGTGCCAACGTATTGTCTCCGGTTGCGTACACCGTATCGCCGCCAGTCGTCACCACCCCCGGCGCTGTCAGGTCGATATTTCCGGCAGCCCCTAAATAATTGTTCCAGATAGTTGCCGAGATAAGCTGGCCCGTACTATAGTCAACTCCGTCTGTCCATGCCATTTCGTCTATTGACCTCCTAGAACATGCGTTCTATTTTATCCACGGTTTATTCACGTTCTCAGCCTTCAGGGTAGTCACCGTGTCGCCATCCTGTGGTCTGTAATTGCGCAGGCCGGGGTGCGGCCTCGCTGTTAGTAGTTCCTCAATGATAAGCCTGTTTTTCTGGCTCGGAAACTTCACCCTGCGGAGCTTATGCCCCGCGCTGAAATTCACGCACTCGTCACACAGAAAGAAGTTGTCCGGCGCTTCGTATGTCACGACCATGCTGCCGCCACACGGCGGCTCGGTGTTTAGATCACACTTCGCCACCCAATCGCCCCGGCTGACATGCGCCACAATCGGCGGCGCGTCCTCGTCCACTTCCCATTCTATGTCATGCGCCCACCGCGCCGTTATTATACTCTGCAGCCATGCGCGATAACCGCCCCCGTTCAGAACTGCTGCCTGCTGATGTGCTGGAATGATCCGCATATATCGCCCTCCTAGAGCGGCCCTAGATTGGTGTTGTTGCCCAGCGTGTTCGTGCCAAGTACCCAATAATCCGTCGCGCTGGCCGACTCCAGCCCCCAGATCACGCTGTAATCACTGGCTTCTATGGCGTGGGATTCTGATAGCAGGAAATACGGAACGCTGCTGATCCCGGTCTGGGTTTCCGTCACCACCACCCGCGCGAATATGCTGTGGGTGAGTGCTGCGGTCAACAATGCCGCGCTAGTCTGCGGCTTAAACGAGATAGCCTTCACACGGCCCCTGGGGTCTTTGCGCTCCAGTAAAATAAACTCACCGATAGAATCCGCTGTGGTCGTGCTGTCGGCGGCATACTCCCACGTCAGCTGCCGCTTGCCATAGGCGGCGATGCTGGTGTCGTCTGATTGTGTCTGTTCCACCACGGCGAATTCATCCAGTTTCACGCCACGCAGCTGCCCGAAGGTGATGTACCCCGCTGATGCGTTGTTATTCGTGTAGCGGACGCCGACACGGGTGGCGAATGACTCATCAGCTATTATTGCGCCGGTGCAGTCTCCGGTGATATTGGTCCCGGTGCCTGCGCTGTCCGTATTGCATAGAAAGTCAGTGGTCTGCACGGGTGTGATGGGCGACTTGACGGCGAGACTCACGCCATTGTTTTGATTTTTTACGACGTAGGTCAAGTCAACCGTACCGCCACCGCCAGCAATGGAAACGGGGTTCTGCAGGCCCGCCACAACCTGGGCGGCTGTCTCGCGCCGCGTGCGCGCCTTGATCGAAACCACGTTAGCCATGTCCTCTGGGTCGCCGTACTCATAGGCCATGTCTGACATTGTATTAGAAACAGTCACGTCGGTGGTCTTGTCGCTAATTAGGTTGTGTCTGTTAATGGCGTGTAAGCTCCCATCACGCGCCTGCCAGCAGCGCCCATACTCCCTCCCCACGGAGTCTTGAAAGGATCCGAAAATGGAGGTACTTTCGCTCCAGTTATCGCCCGCAAATAGAAACGTGCTGATACCGGCCTCGAAGTTGCTAAACGTGGATGTGTCACCCAGCTCTGTATTCTGCCCCAGTTCCGATTGGCCCGTAACTCCAAGAAACCACGCGCTAGTACCGGGAGGATAGACGCGCGCTGTTTCCAGAATCTTGTCCAGTACCGCATCGTAGGTTACGCTTTCCTGCACCGGAATAGACACCTCCGACAATTGCGCGCGGCTCATCCACGCCTGGGCTTGTATTGTGCATTCGTCAGGCGACACGCCAGCCGTGGGTTGTATGCTGCCGATCCAGCCGATAAAATTAGTTCTTACGGTGCTGTCGGCTGGGTCTGTGGACTGGAGCCGGATGACCAGCCCCGGTTCGAGCTTGCCATAGTACGCCCCACTGCTATATTCTGGCGAAAACCGCTGATCTGAATTATTGAGCACTACCGACAGGGTGCTCTCCCTGGCGATGGGTTCGTATGGGGCGCTGAACCCCAGCGACCACGCAGCACTGAGCATGTACGCCGATATGTCGGTGTACGTTCCAGCGGTAACAATGCCGGATATTGAGAGCGTCCACGTTGGTGTTGGCATCACATAACCTTAGCGAAGGCGCGTCCGCGCTGGCGGGCCACTTTCGTGACCGCATCGAATAGTTGCGAATCCGTCTGCACGCCGTAAACGTTGACGTTATTTATAACCATGCCGCCGCCCTGTCCGCGAGGTGTAACCTGCACATGCTCGCCGCTGGTCGCACCTATTAAGAACGAGTCATTTGGAAACCCGCCCGGAACGACACCAGAAAGACCGTGAGCGCCGCCAACGATACCGCTGAAACCTGCCGCCTCCAGCCCCGCCTGTATTGTGGCCTCGTCATAGTTGCCGTAACCGCCCGCCTGTACCTGCGTGCGTAAAAAGGCGCCACCCCAGTCTGCCATCTTGCCGCCCTGATCGGCCCCGGCATGGCGCGCTTTCATGTCCTTCGCTAAGTCTCTGATGTGCTCCCACCCCTCACGGCCACCCGCGCCACTGAATGCCTCGCCATGTACCTCTTCGTGTTCTGCGGGAGTGCGCGGGGCACGTAGGCCGCCGCCCGGTGTGACGATGCCCTGGCCCGGCGCAACGGATTCCCCCTGCGCGGCCAGCCGATCTCGTACCGATGCCGCAAGGTTCCTCTCGGCGCGAGATGTAGCATTCAGTTCGCTCTGAAGCCTTCGATGCGCCCCTTGCAATCCATCCAACACCGTCGCCTCAGCTGTCCATAGCGCCAGATTTCGCGCTGTGGGCATCGCGCGATACGCCTGTGCTAACGCGTCAACCTTGAACTCTTGGTCAAGTATTTCCTGGGTGGTGTCCCCAATAGCCAAGTCTAGCGAATTCTGCATAGCTGTGTTCGCTGCTAATACTTGCGTATTTCTAGCAGCAGCGTCTGAGCTATCACCAGTCAAATTAGCAAGAAATTCCTGCGCATTCGCTTGTCTGATAGACCACTCTGTTTGCATTTCCTGGGCATCCGCTTGGCGCCCCGCCTGAGCAATCCCATCCTCCGACAACGCCTGCAAATCAGATCCCATAGCAAAACGGATTTCGTCCTCCTCCAGACCGGCTTCTTTCGCTTCGGTATAAAGCCTCTCCATCTTGGTCGCGTCGCGTGTCACTTTATTGGAGTCTTGCTGTAAATCTTTATTTCGTGTCGCCCAGCCCAGCCACTCGGCGGCTACGCCCGTGAGGGTCGTGAAGTCACCCCCTAACAAAACAACGGCCTCGGCTAGTATTCCTACATCATAAGCGGCATCCCTGCTGACAGTCCCCGTAGTCACAATGGCGGAATTTAGCCGGTCATGCGCTAACAGTGCCTTGTCTGCGTAGCCCGATTCCTCAAGCAGCGCCGCGGAAAGGTCGTAGGTTTTATCAGCCGCGTCTGCGGTTGCGGATGTGTGCATTTGTAGCGCGCCAATCATGGCTCTGTCAGCAGAGGCTACCGCGTCGGTTTTTTGCTTTAGCGTTTCTAGTACCTCAGCCCCTTCAATGCGCTCTGTCTTTAGTGCAAATGCCGTAAAACGTGCCTCTTTCTCTGTGATTATTCCCGCTGCTACTGCTCTGTCTAGCTCCGACAAGGCGGTAACATTAGAAAGAATCACCCCCGCCTGGTCAGCCATTGTCTGTACTAGCGGCTCCAGGCCGTCGTGTACTAATATCTTAAGTATATTGGTTAGATTTTCGGTTGTTGCGGATAGCTCTGCGTATGCGTCGGTGGCGCTGTCAGTCGTGCCACCAGCCTGAGCTATAAGCACCGCACCCGCGCGCAGGGTTTCATTCAGGAGCGCCTGCTTCTGCTCGTCTGCCGTCAATGCCTCCACCGTCTTGCCTAGTGCTTTGGCATACGCAGAGTTGGCTGCGCCTAGACGTATAGTTAATCCCAGATTGTCAAGGATCATAGGTGATGCTCTTTTTACGCCAGTCGCTAAACTGTTGTACAAAAACGTGGTATCTCCCAATGCCGGGTTGAGCTTCTGTGCTGCCTTTGCAATTTCAAGAAGTCGCGGGGTCGAGGATGCCAGTTGTGTCGCCAGTGCGCCCTGAGCGCCTGCAAGCAGCGTGGCGGTGCTGCTCATTAGATCCATGTCGCTGATCGTGCCTTTGGATGCTGCGCGCAGCTCTCCGAGAAGGTCAGCGCTCGCTCCCACTTTCTTGAGTAGAAATTCGAACGATTGGCCGGTTTGCTTTATTGCAGCTCCTTCTTTCCCAAGATCGAATGCCTTCTTGGCAGCAAAACCGAACGCGGCAATCGTGCCGGTCACTTTGAGCGCGGTTGCGCCCAGCGCCTTCATGTCCGTGCCGGATTTCTTGCTGCTCTTGCCTAGATCGTCCGTGGCCTTGCTCACCTTCCCCAGCGGCCCGCTGGCCTTGTCAATAGCCTGCAGGACAATCTCTAGAACATTCCTAGCCATCTTGTTTTCGCCTCATTTTCTCAACCGATGCCAATGTTCTCCATGCGCCCGGCTCGCGCCTGCTCCATTCCGTCAGTGTGACACTGCCGCGTTGCCGCTCGCTCACGAACGCCTTATAGACGTTCACCGCCGCACCCATGCGCGCAAGCAAGCCAAGCGGCTGATCCAATAACCCGCCCGGCTCCGGTAATGCGTTCCATCTCTCACACTGTAGCCCCAGCTCTAACTCGGCTGGCATGCCGCCGACACCCTCTGCAGCAGCGGCGGCAGCCAGCACTATGCTTCCGGGATTTTAGATTGCTCCAACAGGTGCAGGGCCAACTCCTCAGCCAGCCACCGCGCCTGCGCTGGTGTGTAGTCCAGCGGGTCGACCTTCTTCTTGCCAGCGAACCACTTGCCCTTCACAGCAGCCTCCAGAATCGAATGCCACTGCGCCGGGCCTGTGGCGCTCGCGCCATTCGTGGATTGGACGGCCTCCCAATATGGAACCGCTTGGCGTTGCGTCAGTTCTACAATTTCGACGTCAACGCCAAGCTCGTCATTCGTAAAGGTCGGCATACTACTGAGTTCCGATTGTCAGCGCGCCCGATCCCTGGAGAGCAATCGAGACGGTTACGAGATCCGCGTAAGGGGCCCCGAAGTCTATGGATGATACTATGCAGTTTCCCGACCATTTGACATTGCCTGAGCCGGTGCCCTCTGGGCGTATGTCTGCAGTTCCAGTCGAACCTGGCAGTATCTCCGCGTCGAAAAGCTCTGTCGTATTATCCCCGAGCATTTCAATCGTGGCGCTCCAATCTTTGGTAGTGGTGCTATACGTCTTTTCCGTCGCTGCGGCAGTCGTGTTCTCTACGGTGTCCATTGTTGAATTGACTGTAGCACTCCTCACGTGAGTCATGGTGTCCCCAAACAGTTGCACTACTAATTCCTTGCCTGTGTAAACGGCCATCTGTTACTCTCCTGTTGTCTCGTCTGATTTTGGTGCGGGCTTGGTGTACGCCCGCTTCTTCCGCACTGTGCCCTTCGCCAGCATCTGCTCCAGCGCCTCATCGTCAACATCGTCCGGCACCGGTTGCCCCGCTGGTACTACGCTCCCGTCATCTCGTATCAGGTTGCGCATCATTATGTAGTCGCTCATATATGTTCTCCGTTAGGCCAATTCTCTGACCATTACTTCTGTAATCACCGCGTACCAGACCTCGCCGCTTCCGGGTGGAAACTCTGTCACCGTTCTGGTGGCTGTGGCGCTGGTGATGTCGCTGTTCGTGTATATGCCGCGATTGCTCACCAGTGTCCCCAGGATGGCGTCGCTGTACCGCTGTTGATCTGGCAGCTCATCCGATAGTCTGGACAAGCCCACATTCTCGATCAGCGCCAGCTCCGTAACCGTGTGGGTGTAGTTCACATTCGTATCTACCGCATCGAACACCATGCTGTCAGTGTTGCCGCCCTCAGTGGTTACACCAGTGAGCCGGATGGGAACATCTGCCGACGGAACCGAAGTAGGAATCTGGTTTATGTCCTTCGCTGTCGGCGTGACGGTTGCCCCGGCCTCATTCGTGTAGCTCACGGAGAGGTTGGTTATGGCGTCGGTGATAGCGCGCAGATTACTGGCCACTTAGAAACTCCTCAGTACATACGGCGACAGCATCCGCTCCACATCTCGCGGCAGCGATGAGGGCAGGATTGTCACGCCCTCCACGATCAGCGGCCTGTCTGCGTCCGCGTTCGTATCTCGCTGTCTATAAAGAAAGGCGCTCAACCTCTTGGCGGCCTGCACTACGTCGTTCGGTGCGCTGGTCGAATAGCCCCACGACCCGGTCACGCTTATGGCGTTCACATGGTCGCCGTTCGACTTGCCTTGCCAGTAACTGCTAGAGCTGGGCAACATCTGCAGACCATACGCAGGGAACCGATTCAGCGGAACCATTACGTAGTCTGTGTCAGCCACCAGCGCCGTACCGTCGCCATTGCTAACAGCGGACGGCTCACCGGCCAACTCGAAGCCACTGGAAAAGTACAGGGTCGCACCTTCCACATCGCCCTCGGCGTCGAACTTCTTCGTGCTGCTACTCGCGTCGAAGGTTCGGTGGGTGAACTCTGCCACGATGCTTTCGGCGCTGGCGATCAAGTCGTCAAGCAGGTCATCGTCGTCGGTTGACGCGATGCCCAGGTACGTCTTTACGTCAGCTCTCGTTACTAGCGCCACCGGATACCGCCTTCGCTTTTTTCTTTGAGTCCGCCGCCTGCGCCTGCCCGGCCCGGATCACCTCTTTGGCGAACTCGTCGCTGACCTCCTGAACAGCGCCCTTCTGCATGGAAACCAGCTTGCCATTTCTGCCTGCATCGTGGCCGCCGAACGTTGTCAGCGCTTTTATTGTTTTCATATTACCTCCGTTAGTGGGTGGGGCTTTTACACCCCACCCACATGCCATCTAATTCGCCTAAAAACAGCCCTCTACGCGTTTTTCAGGGCGATTAGATACTATCAAGCGTTCTGTGCGTATTGAAATGCCTCAGCCTGCAAGACGTCTCCGCCAAAACGTATATTGACGAAGAAGCCTACTTGTCCATTACCCTGATAGAGATAAGGGTTCCGAGAGATTACGATCTCGTTCCGCTCGACAATGCCATAGTAGTTCCAGTTGCCGATAACTATCACGCTGCGCCCGCTAGCCATCGCGAGGATCTGGCTGCTCGTGTACATTGGTGCGCCGTAAAGCGATTGGCCAGCTCCACGCGTTCCCTCACCCATTGGGGTCGGCATAAACATAAAGTTATCACCAGTCAAACCACGGATCACCGCTAGGGTGGACTGGTTCGTTGCCCAGGCAACTGCATCGCCTTCGTTAGCATAAGCCCCTCCGAGCAGGAAAAACAACTCTGGGATTTCCGAGGCGGCGATGGTCGTAGCGCTGTCCAGCGTGAGTGCAGCTGTTCCGCCAACAAGCACACCTTTAGGCTGCGATGAACCCGTTCCCTTAAGGAAGTACTCATTTTCAACGTCCGCAGCTGAGCGCGCCCACATATCACCGAGGAACCCTTCGAGGTTAGTCTTCTCATCAGCGAGTAGTTCGTCAGAAACCTTGGTGAGGTTCGTGAACTTGTACACCTGAATGGCGTTGCTGGTGAAGGTCGGCTCATCCTGATTAGCTGCACCTTCCTCGGCCGTGAGTGCGAAGCCGCCCGTTGCGTTCTCGGATGGTATCTGCACGCTGTCCACGGTGGTCTGCACTACCATTGCTCCAGCTGCGCGGGCTACACTGAGGTCATCGCGCTTGGCTATGATTGTCTCGTGCAATCCCTGAGGGACAAGTACGCCGCCCTCGGTGGCCGTTCCTTCTTGAAGCGCAGCTTTAAGGTTGCTCTTGGTGTAGTAGTTACTGGAACCTGTCTTCACCCAGTGCATGAACGCGTCGCCGCCGTCATGATCTCCGCCCATCTTGGTTTCCTTCTTGGTGGCGGGTGCTTCGGTGAGAATGCCGCCGCGCTCTGCGGCTTCGGCTTCCCACGCATTCTTGACAGCATCCTGCGCCGCCAGGTTCATCTCGGCCTTCAGCGCGTCCATGTCAACGGTTGGCGCTTCCGGCTGTGCTTCTGCGGCCACCTCTTCGGTGACCTTGTTTTCGTCGCTCATTGTCTTGTCTCCTGTATTAGATTTTGTAACCGCATCGGCTTCTGCATCTGCATCCGCTCTGGCTGCGCTCTCTGGCTGTTCGCCCTTTAGCGTCGCGCCCTCTGTCGGTGCGTCTGCGTCTGCCTCCGCAGGAATTACCACTCCCAAGCCCTTCAGATACTCCACGCCCAGCGTGCGGGGCTCTGCGGGTGTGGGTGTTAGCGACAGCTCATATATCGGCCACCGCTTGATATTTCCTTTCAGGCGCTCGACCAGGTGCGCCACCGATCCGGTGCTATAGCCGAGTTTGCCGTTCTTCACCAGCTCAAGCACCTGCTCGGCGTAGTCCTTCGCGCGGCTGATTTGCGCCTCCATCCATAGCCCGGCTTCCTGTTGGCTTATCTTGGTCACGCGCCCCAGCACGCTCTTGATTTCCTGCGCGTGGTCGAATAAAACCACCGGCTCCGGCACCGTGTCCAGCATGTAGTCGGTGTCCACCGCGAAGGTATCGCCCTCCAAGTCTCGGCCCCCGTACACGACCCCATAACCAGCGATGGTGAAGTGATCGTCCGTTATGGCCTTGACTTGCACCGCGTGCTTCGGCCCCTGTTCTGTGTCTGTCGCTGCATACTCTCCTTCGGCCTCATCGCTGCCGGTGTGCTCTTGCCAGGCCGCATGGGATTCACATGGCATGTAGACTGTCTCGCCGCCCTCGGTCAGCGTGTGATAACCAGCGCACCCGATAACCTCCGCACGCGCCACAGCTTCCTCTTCGGTGCTGTACTTATCCACGCCTACGCGCGCCTTCTGCTCGTCCTCTGTGGCCTCGTTGAGTGCCGCCAGGTACGCTCCGGCCTGGTCCGGCTCCGCGTAGCATTTCAGCAGCTCGTCCGGCTCTAGCTTCCAAACGCAGTACTGATCGTCATCGTCCTGGCGTATTTCGTATGGCATTATGTTTTCCTCATCTCGCGTTCGATTGATTGCATGATATGCCGTTCAATAAGGGAGCGCTCCGCTTGTAAAATTTGGGCTTCTGTTTTCCAGCCCGTCTTGCGATGATAGCTGGTCTGGTGTGGCCCCTGTACAAAACTGGCGTAGCTAACGTTCGTTCCAACTACCTGCCGCAGTCCACGCCGCTCGGCTTTCTGCGTCCAGCTGTGGGTTATGTCTTGGCTCCCCGGCGAAATGCGGCGGCGGTACGGAACCTGAATCTGTCCGCTGCGTAGCTTGGCGAAGAACCCGCGCCGTTGCTTGTTCGTCTTGAATGGCTGTGGCCGGTGCGCGCTTGACGCTGGCGGCTTGGTGTTTTTAAGCTCCCCTTGCACATGCAATGCGGCAGCCTTTAATCCCACGCGCGCACCTTTTTCTACGGCAGCCAATTTCCGCTTCAGTCTCTCTGCACCCTCTAGCCGGAGGCTTGTCATTCTGTCTCCATAGGTGGCAGCTTGTATGCGGTGTCACATCTGCACCGAATATGCGCGGGCGGCCCGTCTATCCTCGTCCAGCCATCACCCAGCACTTTCCCGTCACGCGGATAACAGATAGGGCAGACGCGCTCATCACGCTGTGTTACCCAGCTCTCGATCATCGTGACGCCCTCGGCTGCTAACTCGTCGGCCACAATTCTCCCGCCCTCCACCGCAGCGGCGGTCACTTCTGTCACCGCCACCATCTCGCTGTGCATCGGGCCAAACCGCTGTTGTAGTCGGCGGCGCAGGTCGCCCACCGATAATCCCTGCTCGTAAAAGTCCGCCACCATATCGCGGGCGGCTTGGCTGGTGTTGCCATACATCTCGCGCACCACACGGCTGTTATGCGTGCTCGCCCAGCTTGCAGCGCGCTGGTTCACCATGTCCCAGTTTACGCCGATAGGGATACTGTTTACCACGTTCTCGGCGGCCAGCAGCGACGTATTAATAGTGGCGGGTGTAAGCACTCCCAGCATTTCCTTTCCCATTGTTTCCCATAACTCCAGCGTAATGTCATCCAGTTTCGGCGGGTCGCCCAATATCTTGAGCAGCTGGCGGGCCTGCCTGCCTTCCAGCGAGCTGATGGTTTTCGCCAGCTCGCGCTCCAGCTGCGCCCGCTTGCGGTCTGATAACATCAGGGCCAGCCATGCCACGCCCACGCGCCACCGAAGATATCGCGCACCTCGTCCGCGTTCTCCGCGCCCTGCAACGCCCCTTCAATCGCGCCGGCAACCGCGCCGCGAATGTGCTGCACCTGAAATGGGCGGCTCTTGCCGTTCTTGCTCAGGTTGCGCAGCGCGTACCGCTGCCACGTCGCCAGCTCGCTCTCCACCAGTGCATCTTCTGGTTCCTCTTCCACCACCTGCTCGGCCTCTGGCTCTGGCCTGTTCTCGATGGGGTCATATCCCAGCATCAGCATCGCATCATCCAGCGGCACGCCCGCCTGCACCAGTTGGAGCAGCGATGCGGCGCGGATGGTTTCGTCTTCCTGGAATACGTCAAGCTGTTCTGGTGCGAACTGGAGCGTATAGTCTGTTCCAGCCAAGAGCTGTATATTGATGGCGTTCTCGTACATCGGCAGACGCGGGCGTATTGTCATGTGCCAGAACGATTGCATGTCCGTCTGGCTCGTGGCGTAATTGGCGGCGTCCGATTCTAAAACGGATCTCGGAACCCCAAGCGCCGCACCGATGTCCAAGGCGACATGGGCGGCCAGCTCTTTCATGCCCATACTCTTTAGCTCTGGTGTGAGTGTGGTGACCTTCAGATCACCGCGCATCAGGAGGGCGCGCCAGGCATTGCTCACGCCCGACATTCTGCGCCGGAAGAAGTTCTGCGCCCGCTCCATTTCCACTTGGCCAGGATTCGAAGTTGTAGTAATGAGAGTAGCGGGTTGGGCGCCATTAGCGAAGAACTGGCTCGCGAACTCGTCCATATTGAAACGCAGCTTGGAAGCCTGCAGAGCCACCTGCGCCGGAGCAAGCCCCGCGCCTGTATCAGCGGTCATCGATGGTTCGCGGAGTGCCATAACTATGTCAGGCCCCCACGGGCCATACGTCTGACTGCCCACCCGCTGGGTGAAGTGATCCTCGCCGCGCTTGTGCGACCATTTCACTGTCGTCGGGTTCAGCACCTGCACCCCAGTCATCACGCGCCCCACGTACTGCTTCAGGCCATAGGCCGCGCCGGTCAATAACAACCCCAACTCCAGCGCGTAAATGATGGTCTGCAAGTCTGGCTCTAGCGGCCACTCGACTTCCTGCTCGCCCTTGAATACCACGAACGGAACGCTGCTCAAACTGCTGGCCCGCAGGCTCACCGCCCGGTACAGCAACGGCACAGTGGCCCACGCGCTCACGGGGTCGTTGGCGCTGCCTGCGGCCGTCTCGTTGAAGTCCTCGGCCCATCCCGGAATGCCGACGATCGCCTTGAGTGCCCCTTCTTCCAATATTGTTTTAGTGCGTAGTCCCGCCATTAGTCGTTCCTCACACCTGCATCAGAACCAGCGGCCCGGCATCCTCACGCGCACTCCAGGCCAACGCCAGCGCCATCACTGTGTCGTCATGCATGCCCTCCGGCGCACTGTACCGCATCGCGCCGCTCGTTAGTCTCTTGCTCTCATACGCCTGCAGCTCGCCGATCAGCGTGGGGTCGCGTGGGATGTGGATGTCGCCGCGCTCGAACCCCAGCGCCAGCCCGTCAATGATCTGCCCCTTGCTCTGGTTGGTGGTATTGAATGGCGTAACCGGCAGTCCGGCATTCTGCAACGCCTCGACAATGGGGCCACCCATAGCGTTAGTTTCAGCAATGATCTCCGCGCCCGGATAGCGCCCCCAGAGCGCGTGCAGGCGGCTCACCTGCGTCTGGTAATCTGTCTTCACCATGCGGTCTAACTCCACCACGCATCCGCTGTTGATCTCCACCACGCAGAATACGGTCGCATCGGAAACCCTTCCCCAGTCACAGCCGACAACATACTGACCGCTATCCGGCACGCTGTCGCCGTTCACCGCATCTAGAACACGCCGGAACACTCCGCCGCCATCCTCCAAGAACTGCGCCCCGTACTCTTGGGCGAATATGCGCTCCGGCAAATCATGCCGCGCCGCCTCGATCTCGTCTGCTGGGATGTGCGGGTTATCGCTGGTGGGAAAACTGAACGACTTCCAGCTGCCGCCATCCTCCTGCCCGCGCTGGTGCAAGCGCCAGAACCAGTTACGACCTTTCGGCGTACTGATGAACAACGCGGTGCCGCTCCTATCGCTCAGGCTGGGCCGGATGCTCTCTGACCACGCGCGCTCACTCATAAATGCACACTCATCCATTACGCAATAATCTAGTCCTTCTCCGCGTAAGCTGTCGGGCTCATCTGCGGATCGCACCTGCACTGAGCCGCCGTTCGGCACAGTCACCAGTCGCTCCGTGTGTTTCACCTCTGCGCCCGGAATGGATGCGCCGATGCGCGATATAGGGCGCCAGCCCACTGCGCCCATCTTGTAGCTCGGTGCAACCCACCACGCGCGGCCACCATCGAACGCTGTCTCCATCGATTCGTATACACCCAGTCGTGTTTTTCCCCAGCGGCGGCCACCTGCCAGAACGCGAAAGCGGGCCGGATGCCCGTGTACCTTCTGTTGGCCTGCGTGCGGTTTAGCGTCCAGCCTAACTGTCATCGTCGCCGTCCCAGTTCACAACCAGCTCGATTGCCGCCCCATCCCTGCCGCTTATCTCCTGGCGCATGTGGTCGCCGTAAAGCTCGCGACGGTGCGCCTTCAGCAGGAACTTGATCAACCCGTCCGAATACTCCTGCGCCCGTTTCCAGGCGGTCATCTCCAGAACGTCCACCGCGTCGGCCAGCGCGTGATCCCAGGCCTCGCGGAATGTCGGCAACTTGCCCCGCGCATGATACGCCGCCTGCCTGGTTATGCCTGCCGCCTGACATGATGCGCGCACATTTCCACTCTTGCGGAGTGCCTCAATGAACGTCGGTTTCCAGCCATTCAATCGCGCCATTTTATGTCAAATGTGTCAAAGCAGATCAGGCAGGCACAGGCACGCAACACTGAGGGCGCAGCACCTTTGGCACGGCATTCTCCCAAGTTACCCTGTGGTGAAGTCTTCTGTGCTTGTGTCCCATTTCCGCAACCCTCACGCACGAAGGGTTATACATCACAGAAAAAAGCGACTTGACATAGGTTCCGAAGTCTTTATAAACATCAGTCAAGCCTCCCTCCATCTTTTGCGAGCGCTGCTGAATAATGGCCACATTAGGAACAGTCAAGAATAAGCCACCCTTGCCCCCTAAATTCACGTACGTATTAACATCCTCGTTCAGCCTGCCCACAAATTGAAATGGCCGCTCCGTACTACACAAAAACGTATTCATAGCCTTCCGGTGTAACTTAATATCCATCGCCCATTTACTCTTCTTGCCGCCAATATAATCTCCGTTCTGCGCCATTGCCACCGTCAAGGCGTTGGTGCCCTGGTAGAATTTAAGCAGGGCAGTCACCACACCGTCTAGATTCTTAATTGGTCGCTCTTTATATTTCAGCCTTTCATCGAATTTGTATAAAAAGCTGGTGTAGTCATCGCACATGGTCATGTAGTGCTTTATACCATTAGCCCCAGCCAAGTCGTCAATAGTATTCGCCGCAAACAAAGTGCTCCGCAAGTCCCCTGTGTTGTCCCCTGCATCAACACCCAACGCAGCTCTCCTCTTATCAAACACCAACAACTCGTCACCCCACCTGTGTTTATATTCCTCAACAGTTGCATCTAGATCATCTGCCACTAAAAAGATTTTGCCAGTGTATCCATGCCTTCTAAGACTGCGATAAGTCCACATCTTTTTGGGTCGGCCATGCACCATAATGAACACAGCAAAATCACTCTGCATAGTCTTCCCCCATCACATCAATAAGGGCATCAGTCAACTTCATGTACCCCAGCTCTATTGCCCTGTCAACATCAATCAGCACCAGCACTGACTGCTGCATCAGCTCCTGCACAGTTGGGCTGCTGTGTGCATAAAAGTCAGCCACCTTTGCATAATTAAAAACAGTGTGCCTGTGTGCTGCGTGTATCAAAAACCTCTTTTCTTCCTCGTCCAGCTCTTGGCTATTCTCGATATTCTCAATCAGCGCCTCTGTTTTGGAGAGGTCACACAACTCAGACACATCAGGCTTTTCACCATTTGGCTCATAAACTATGGGCGTGACCTTCTTGGTGTAGTAATCTTCCTCATGCCCTAACAATTCCTCCAACTCTCCCGGCTTCCAGAACTCCTCAAGATCGACGATACCGCTGGCCGACAGGTCAAGCAGCGCCTCGGTGTTCCACTCCAGCCCCGTCTCGCCGGTTCGGTTATCTGCTATCGCCAGACCGCGCCCTTCGCTGCTGTCCAGGTCAAGGTCGGTGCGCTGAACCACCACCAGTTCGTTCCCGTCAGTCTGAACCACGCGCACAGGCAGGTCGATCTCAGCCGCCACGTCTACAGTCTTGTTTCCAGCGATTAGGTTGCCCTCACGATCTGCCAACACAGAACGCCCCGCGCCGTATTGCCGCAGGGACTTCTCCAGCAAGCCGCGCCCGCGCTGCGTTCCCATGTTGGCGTTCTTACTGTCCGGCTTCAGGTCAGCAATCTTGCCAATGCGTTTAGCGCCGTTTGTTCCGTTCGTGGATGTCACGAAGTAGCGCATCCACGCGCGCGCCCAGATAGAATGTGTACACGATAACCACACCGCACAACAGTGCCGCCACCGTGTCGATAGTCAGCATTTAAGCTGATTGTTTTCATGCGTCCATTGTCAGTCAGCCAATCTGGTGCAACCCACTCTCTATTCCCGTCGCCACGGAATACGCAGCGCCTGCGCCCACCGCACTCTGAATGGCCTGCCACATATCGATCTGCCCTTGAAAATAGCCAGCGGCCACAGCCACCAGCGATGCCACCAAAACCCAGAACTTCCTGCTTCTAATTATCGTTTTCAGTTTCATAGGATGTGATCTCCTTAAATAAAAAGCGCGATAGCCGCTTATACGGTTGCCGCGCTGGTCAGCCCAGGGGGGCTTTTAGTGTTTATTCTGTGGTGCTCTGCTCCTCAGCCGGGGGGCTTGCCGCTAGAAATGTGTCTATCGCAGACACCGCCAGCAGCAACGCGCGCCGAATGGCTTGCATGAGCACGTTGATATTCTTGTCCGTTGTACCAGATTTCTCTTCTGTTGTCAATTCCTAATCCATTATCGTGACCGTCACCACCAGCGAACCGTGGGGGCTGTGTTGGTCATATATTACCTCAGCCTCGCTCGGTGGGATATAGGGCTGCTCTCGCGTCAACAGATCAAGAAAGAACGTCTGTTCCTCGTCGTTGAGAACGGATATAGCCCCGCCGCGGTCGACGCACGTCCAGATACCAGAGCCGAAGCCGTCGATCTTGAACTTCGTGCCAAGCGCAAACCGCACCGGACAGGCCACGCCGATATTCTCCCAATAGCTCCAATGTTCCCAGATGCGCCCATCGGTCAAGTATGTGGTGCATTCTGTACCAGTCCAATTTTCAGAATGGCAATTCGGCGGCCCATACGGCGGCCAGTAATGGCTGAGGCGAGCGCGCAGCACTGGTTCAGCTGTCGGCGTGGGTGCTGCCGTGGGCACTATCGTCGCCGTGGGCGCGATCACTGTAACCACCTTCGGCGCCGGTAGCGTGTCCGTTGGCGCTGCTGCCGCAATCACCGGCTGCGGCATGAATAGGCCCCCTACGTATATCACGATGCTCGTAACTGCGCCACCCATAAACGCCATTCCCAACACGATCGTCAAGTAGTCTCTTCGCATGGTTGTCTCCCTTTCGTATTTCATCATCGCATCGCCGCCCGGCGTGCGTCTTCACAGTATGAATTGTGCCGCCAGCGCAGCTCGCGCTCGGCGGTGCAGATGCCAGCCTTTAAAATTGCGCGCTCTGCTGGGCGCATCTCGCGCAGGTGATACACCTTTTCCCCGTGCCCATTGCGTCCGCGCGCTATCACTAACCCCTCGCCCGTGCTGTAGTGCAAGAACCCGTCGCCAGGCCGAAAACCGCGCCCCACCGCCTTGCTGCTATAACGCCGTGATGTCACCCCCAGCACGTCCAGTCGATTGAATCCGCTGCCGATC